ATACTCCTGTATTAAATACTTTATCAACCAAAGGACCCATATTAAGATAGATAGAATCAGTATCAGATGCAATGACATAATCAACGTCATCCGTCTTGAGCAATTTATTTAGATACCCATTCATTCGATTTTCAATCCAACGGATTGAGACCTGACCAGAGAGTGTAATCGCCTCTGCATTTGCAAGTTTGTAATATCTAAAGTACTGGTTGCCGATAGCACCATAAGCACTATTGAGGGAAATCTTCTTAGCCATCTGGATATTGTTACACCTTGCAATTTCTTTCTCAAGATTTTTTGTAGGAGTCTTTTCATACTGCTGTTTTGCAGCAAGCATTTTCTTTTTAAAGATAACTCGATCACCATACATCCTTTCCATTAGTTCTGGAAGAATTCCCCTAACATCCTTACGGTACATTGCACCATTAGCACATACAGCACTATCCTTATACAGTTCAAAATTAGTTTCTTTTTTAAGAATCTTATCAACCGAAACATTAGGATGCCTGTTATCCAAAAGAGTTTCTGGTGAAATATTGTATTGCATAATCAAGTGAGGATATAGAGAGTTAAGATCAAAACTCACTACCCAATCGTAAACTCCTGGAATAGGTTCTTTTACATATGCGCCAGCATACTTTTCACTCTTCTCACTCTTGTCCTTTGGCGGAATTACAATATCCCTTTTCTTGAGATAATTGTAGATGATATTATCCCACATTCGTACTTGAAAGAAAACATCACTATAGTTTACCTTAGCATCATATGCCATAGTAACTGCAAGTTCAATAAGTTTCATCTTGTCTTCCAAACGGTCAACAAGTTCCACGTCAACGATGTTATACTCTACAAATTTTTGCCAACCGTGAGTATAAAAATCCTTAAAGGTATCAAACTCAGAGTGATCAAGTTTCTTTTGCCCCAGTTCTACATTTGCAATGTGATCCAGTCGGTATGATTCTTGTGCCTTATAAGTAAACTTCTTATAAAGATCAAGATAATCAAGTTGAGAAATTCCACCAACATCGTAGCAAACTTGCTCACGATTATTTGAAAAAACTTCTTTCTTGGTAATTAGACCCCAAGGAGAAAAACTCTTCATTCGTTTCTCACCAAGAACTCGATTCAATCTCCCACAAATATAAGGAACATCATAAAACTGAATATTCCAACCCGTAATTACCTCTGGAGGATTATTGTCCCAATAATACAAAAACCTATTAAGCAACTCATACTCTGATTCGCAAAGATGATAGGTAACATTTTCTTGCTTATTAATAAAAGGACGAGTTCCCCAAGTAATAATTTTCTTATTAGAATAATCCTGTACTGTAATCAAAAGAATTTCTTCATCACAGTTTTTAGGATCTGGAAATCCATTCTCAGAAGCAACCTCAATATCAATCGTAAAAAGTTTAATCTTAGTTATATCAAACTTAATCTCATCTTCGGGATATTTGTCAGAAATATATTGATAAACATACCTATCATTTCCATAAATTTTAAATCCATCTACGTTATCATATTTCTTATAAAAATCCCTACAATCTCTAACCGTGCCAGGAATAATTTTTTCTACATAATCACCTTCCAAAGTCTTATAATTTGTTTCTTTTTTTGAAGGAACGAAAAGAGTGGGAGAATATTCCTCCTTAAACATAACACTCTTTCCATTATCATAACCACGAACTAGAAACTGATTCCCGATCATTTGGACGTTAGTGTAAAATTTCATTTAATAAGATCTTGGTACTTTTCAAGTATTGTTGGTTTTGGATCTGCAATGGTAAGAATCCGATCGGAACTAATCATAAAAACATCCTGATTAACAAACCCACAAAGGAATGGTTCCATTGTTTTATCATTCCTGATAACAAAAGGTTTTATAATCTTACAATCAGGTTCTCCCAATTCAGATCCAACTTCTTCAATCTTGCTGATCAGAATCAGATTGTTCGTCAATGCTAGTATCTTTATCATTTTTCAAAACCTGCTTTTTGTACATATCTGTGATTTTATCTACTGGTTCCACAATAGTAACAACCCAATCGGAAGGAATGGGAACTGTAGATTCTTTAGAAATTGGAATCCAAGGAAATAGTGAAACTTGAAAGGATCTATCTTCACTTTCCCCAATATCAGATGGATTTTTCATTCTAATTGTGCAGGGTTTTTCCAAAAAATACCCAACAACTTTTTCTTCAATAATCATTTCCTTAACGTCTGAAATAATATCTTCTCCAGACTTAAGTAAAACCAATTTTACAGTCATAAATTTTCACCTTTACCAAGATTATTTTAGCAACAAAAAAGGGAGGTGTCAACTGGATTGTGCCAGTTACCTCCCCCGTCTGCGCCGACGATATTCAGTTATATTTATTTACTTTTTAGGTGTGATGAAGAATGCTCCTCCCATTACAGTAGAAAAGATTGTGAGTGTTGCTAAAATTCCCATTTTTCAACAAGTATTATGGTAGCGTATTTGCGATAGGTACACCAATAAAAAGAGTCATCAGTGTTCCAAATACTAGGGTAGTGGCGGTGTAGTTCATAGTCCGTCCTCCAAAGCACATATTATATATTCATTATGTATCATAGTGATACAAAAGTCTGTAACTACTGCTACTGATCGATACTCAAATGTTTTGGTTTAAAGATAATCTTTACGTTGATGGTGCTCTGGAACAATCTTTCCTAACAAAATTGTCAGAAGCCCATCCTCAAAAGCAACTGATCGAACTTCCGTATCATCACTGAGTGTCCATGCTCTCGTAAAACTCCGTTGAGCCAAACCTTTGTGGAGATAATTCGTTTCCGTTTCTTTATCCTCTTTCTGACCCTCAACAAAGAGTTTACCATCTTGGGTGTAGACATAGACTTCCTCCTTCTTAAATCCCGCCAATGCAAGTTCAAGTCGAGATTCTACGTTGCTGACCTGAACTAAATTGTATGGTGGATAATTTGACGTGGTTTCATGAAGTTTAAACACACGGTCAAAGTATTCATCTAAACCAATACTATTTCTATTTATCTTATCCATGAGAGAAGACAAGTCAGCACTAGTATACCTTGTAAGGTTAGTCATTATAGTAGCTCCTTTAAAAGCGAGTTTGTGTTATGTGGACCCTTTCGGCATCCAATACTAATTATACAAGAAACGAAAAAAAGAGGTATCGGAAAAACCGAACCTCTTTTTATGGTGTTCCGACTTTTGTAGAGTGCCGCACGAATGGCACATCTTATTTATTCGGTTTCTACTGCCTTTCCTTTCTTACCAATATTATACTTCTGTTCCAGAATCCAGTCATTCTTATCCTTATAAGCAAGAACTTTAATCTGGTTCAGTGGGGCAATATCGAGAGCAGAATCTTCATCAACTAAAGTAATCAAACCCCAATCAGATAGAAGTCTGGCAATTCTATTCCTGCGCTGGACATCATTGACTGTAAGGTTTGCGTGCTTACCGTCGAGAGCAAACAATTCCTTAAAGTGAACAAGATAATATCTACCTTGCTTGTGTAGAATGTGGCAACTCTGATAGAGTTTCTTTTCCTTTCTAGAAGCAACTCCAATACGAGTTAGAGTTTCACGAACCTTTAAAAAATCATCGGGTTCGTTAAGAGAAACTTCTACCATCATATTTGGAGTCCACTCTACCTGAGGCTCAATCGTATTTGTCATTTTTTTCCACCCGTTTCAAGTCTTTTCTCGATAAATTCAAGTTGTTCTTTATTTATAATTCTTAGAGCTTGACTGGCTTTTTCATTACTATAACCATAATATTTTTTAATTGTCTCCAAATCTTTTTCTTTATTCTTTTTCATCCAAGGAGAAAATCTCTTTTTCTTACGAAGAGCATTTAGATAAAAAGCATATTGCATATCCTTAGACAAATGATGATTCATATTCATCTCATTCGCATAAAGAACACAATCAATATGTCCAGATAAGCATCTATTGATAATAAAGGGCGGGTAATCTTTTACTTCTTCGGATAAATCTTCTTTGGTAAAGTTAATAGAATTCAACCAATCTTTAAGTTCCATAATCAAAATACTGCTGTCACACTTACAATTTTAGCATTAGGATTGCGAGCAAGAGCAACCTCTCTGGCATCCTTATAATCTTTAGCAATTACTTCCTCTTTAAAGACAGTACCTGCTTTATACAATGTCACTAGACATTTCATAATTAAATAGCAGCAATTCTTTGCGTTGTTTTTGCTCTCGCATATATTCACCAACAGAACGCATGGTATAAGTCAAATCAAACTCAGCAGCGTTCCAGTTCTCAAATCTATCTTTTACAAGTTGATCTGAATTATAACTAATCAATTGATCCATATTGTTAGAATCACAATCAGCAGCAAACTTATTGTGATCAAATCCTTTATGCATTGATCCCTTATTCCCATAGAGATTATCCTTAATGTCATAAGGAGGGTCGAGATACATAAAAGCACCTTTGTTCCCATCCATCAGATAATCATAAGAGTAATTAGTTATACGCCAATGTTCAATAAGTTTTGAATACTCTGGAAGTTTTTCAATACCCTTTACACTAAAGTTGGAGTTAGATGCCTGCTGCGAAAATGAAGAACCTTCAGTAAGACCTGAGAATGAACATTTATTGACAATATAAAAAGCAACAGCACGGTCAAGATTTGATAGAAGTGGTTCTCTCATAAAAATTTTAGAGTGATAAAACAACACTTTTGCTAAATCTGGAGTACTATTCTTAGACTTGTAATCCAACAACTTATCTTTCATATCATTACCAAACATCTGAAGTTGTTGCCAGAAGTTTACTAATGGTTCATACAAATCATTGACCCAAATATTCAAATTAGGATACTTTTTAGTGATATGAATTGCTACACTTCCTCCACCTAAAAAGGGTTCGCGGAACTCATCATAGTTGCGAAGATCTGGAAAATAGGTATCCATCTTGACGCAAGCACGAGACTTACCTCCAGGATACCTTAGTGGAGTTTTTAGTTGTTTTTGACTGATTGCCATTCAATTTCTCCATAATCATTTTATACTTTTCTTGGAGTCTTTACCAAATATAGTACCACTTATACTTAAGTTGGTGGTTCATTTTATTACAGAATAATTTTCTTTGAAGATGAAGATGGAGTTACAATGTTCGAAAACATTTGCCTATATTGATCTTCAACTTGTTCTTGAGTTTCTGCAATAAAAATCACATATTTTTTAGTCACTTCAACATCCTCATCTTTTCCTTTAATAAAAGGTGCCCAAGGAGCAAATCCAACTTGCCCCTGCTGACCAGTAGGAACAGCAACAATTGGATTTCGAAGAACAATAGACTCTTCTTTTTCTTCAACAAGTTCGGTGACTACATCTTCACCAGACCACATACGAATAACTTTGATTTTCATAGTTTTTTACTTAAAATTACATTCAACCATTAGTTCAGTTAGAGCCGCCAAAAGGTTGATTTCTTGATCGGCAACAAATGCGATTTGATACTGATACTTAGCAACAATGAGCACAGCAGCAGGAATGCTAGAGTTTTCCAAGGATGTAAGAAGAGCATCGTAAATACGCCTAAGAAGTACGCCAGAATCATTGTCCAGATTATTGACGACCCATTTACGTACTTCCGTAAAGTTTTTTTCTTTGAGACTTTTAATGAGATCATTTATGTTTACGTCAGAGAATGAAGCTAGAATCGCAGAATCAATCTTACCGCTAGTAGAATATCTTTGGCACTCATTTAGAACACGTCTCCAATCAGGAAAGTGTTTATTAATCAGTTCAGCAATAACTTTTGTATCATATTCGATACCCTCCTCCTCAAGAATAGTCCTGAGACGGTTGAAGAAGTTTGCAGCAAGTTCTGCTTTTGCTTTTCCACTAATTGAGAAATCGACGACCGCACACCTTGAGTGGAGGGGTTCGATGATTTTGTTTTTGTAGTTACAGGTGAAGATGAATCTGCAGTTGCTATAAAACGTCTCAATATTTGCCCGTAGGAGGAGTTGTACGTCGTTTCCTGTGTTATCTGCCTCATCAATGATGATGACTTTGTGTTTTGCAGTTGAAGAAAGTGAGACGGTCGAAGCAAAGTTTTTTGCTTGGTTCCGTACCGTGTCCAAAAATCGTCCTTCGTCAGATCCGTTAATGACATAATAATCTACTCCTAATTCATTACAAAGTGCCTTGGCGACTGTAGTTTTACCAACTCCAGGAGGTCCAGCAAGAAGAAGGTTTGGAACCTCACCCTTATGTAGGAACTCTTTAAAAGTCTTTTTTGTTGCAGCTGGAAGAATACAATCTTCAATAGTCTTTGGGCGATATTTCTCAACCCACAAGAATTCATCACTCATTATCAGGTTTCCTCAATTCAAAAGTTCCGTCCTCACGGGTAATCAATTCTAACTCATCACCCTCTTTCCATCCAAGTTTATCAAGAAAATCTTCTGGAAAAGTAATGAATCCATCATCATCAACTGTTATTGTTGTTTTCATAATCAATCAAAAGGATTTGGTGCATCTTTACAGTCAACATAAAAATCTCCATTTACATAACAAGACCTTCCTGGTTTATAATACTGAACTCTATTATATCTTGGTTTTTCTCTCAAGCAGATAAGTCCATCATTATAAACATATCCTTCAATACACATCACTGTAACTAATGGTGCTAAGAAATTAATTGTATTCATATCCATTCAGGTTTGCGATGTGGCAACCGAAGATAATTATCGCATACCCAAGGCTTAGATGCAATGTACATTTTATAAGCAGTAAAAGTATCGATACTGGTATCTAACTTATACTCATCAGGCATTGCCCTTGCAAAGGGCGTAGGATCCTTCCCAGAGCGCCCTGTGGGGTCTCCTGTGGGAAAGATCTCACGCGCTGCTAGAAGGGTGCTGAAGCAGGTGTGAACCTTGCCATAGCGTGCCGCATACTCCTCACAGAGAGCGAATCCATGAGCAAGGAGCCACTGCCAGTTCATTACAAACTCAGATGCCCACTTGGTACAAGGATGATTGCGAAAGGCACCTTTCTCAGTGCTGTACGGAGTACCGTCTGCTTTAGGAAGAGTGCCGAATCCATGTCCCCACTTGTCAGATGCAACGATAGCGAGCATCTGACAAGTTTCGAGTGGCATCTTAACGATGTGTTTGTCAGGTAGTACCCTTGCAGATTCCCAAGGGTCAGAAGAAGTCACAAAAATGTTCATTTCAAAAATTTGAGAAGGTATCTCACACCCCATTCTAAAGTAGAAGGTGGGATGTCGTCAATGTTTTCAGCAAGAAGTTTTCTCGCATTTAAG